GAATTAACATTTTTCGTCCAGTGCAGGACGTCCACGATTGTCACCTTGTCAAGGGGGGCAACGCAAACACCAGCAAGAACTCCAAACGTTCGCTTCAAGAAAGAGATAGAGGACAGGGATGTGAGGATGGGTGAGCCAGTTTTGGACTCATTGGTAACTTTGAGTCCCAACGAGGCACAGTGGGAAGCGTATGCTTCCATCGGAAATTTGGGTCGGATTTCATCAGATACGGCTCCGATCTGATCATCGCCATAGGTTGAGTAGGCGAATTGGGAAGGACTTGGAGTGAACCCCAGCGTCTTGCGAGCTGCATAAAGCATCACAAAACTGCTGTAGAGCGAGTTCAACTCTGCTGTGACAGCACAGCCTGAAGGATTTCCTCCGTTCCACATGAAGACCTGGGTGAGGTTGTAGTGAAGTGAATAGATAAGATTGTTTGCGATTGCCCATCTTATCTTCTTCTCATCACTAGTTCCCCCATACCAGTTAATCACTTCTTTGAAAATTCCTTTCATGAACACTGCCAAAAGGGAGGCATCAAAATCGATAGCATCGGCCGCAAAATAGTTTTCACCATCTCCGCCAACGCTATACATGTGTTCTCTGAGAAACTTCCAGTCACTTCCATAGGGATTCGTTCCGATAGCCACACCATTTGAAATCTTGAACTTGCGTACCAGGCCGAAATATTCGCCAAAGTAGACGCGTGTGAGGTAAAGTAACTTCACATTGCCAACTGAGTAAAGTCGAGGGCGCTCGACTTTCTCGGGTAGTCTTAACTCATCTTTCAACGAGTCTGTGAATGGTAAAGCTACAACGACTCCTTTCAGAGCCAACTTTTCAAAATCTTCAACTTCATCAGAAAACCACTTTACAAGGGAAAGGGCTTGGCCTGTGTCGGCATCAATGACAAAGCAATCACGCTTGGTGATGTTCTTTTGGCGGTATGGACTTCCCGCGCTGGTAGACAAATTTATGGGTTTCATAAACAAGTCTTCTCCTCCTCGTAAAGCCTGTATTTCGGACAACTTCCTGTATACAGGTCTGGCATTGCGAACAACCGTCGGGACTAACTCTGCAATAACTGCAAGCGCTTCGTCCTTGATGTCGTTAGGTATTGAAATTTTGGGTTTCAATAACTTGGCAAACGCATTGGTGCGAGGGGTGATTTTCTCTCCTTTGCGAACAACCGGTTTCAGTTGCGCTGGGATCCTCTTGTAACAGAGTCCTGCTTTGGCTAGGGCGCCAGAAAGGGGAGATTTCTTGATCTTCGAAGGAAGATCGATGGTTGCACTCACTTTTAGTTCACCGACTGGGAACATGACGCGTGAGATCTTGGCGTCGACTTCAAGAGGAGCGAGTTCATCGCAAAGAACTGTGGGGAGAGTTAATTCATTGTCACGAGGATCTAGTCTAGCTAAGGCAGCTTCTAAAAGTTCCTGGGTGATGGTTTGACAGTATGAATTCTCTTTTCCTGCCGAAACAATTCCAACAATGGCACCATTGGCTGAGTTCCGGAAAGCAGGCGTGCCGCAATCTCCCACCTTAGTGAGGCCATGAATGACCACACATTTGGTGAGTTTGGCTTCCTTGTCTCCCTG